TAGAACACATTAGTTTAATGGCTCAAGAACAAGTTCAATTAGAGTTTAAAAATGAAATACAACAATTAGCTGTACTTCAACAACAAGCACCAATTAATCCTCAAGCTGCTTCGCAGTTAGAAGAAATAACTCAAAAGATAGAAGCAAGAAAAGCAATTTTAATTGCTGAGATGACCGAAGACTTCATGAAGGAAGAAAAGAAAATCACTTCTCAATTTGATCATGATCCTTTACTTAAACTTAAGTCTAGAGAGATTGATTTAAAAGCTATGGAAAACGCACGTAAGTCTCAAGAAACAGAAGCTAGAATTGATATGGACAAAGCTAAATTAGTTCAAAACAGAGATTTGACTGAAGATAAACTAGAACAAAACGAAGAACTAGCAGAATTAAGAGCTGATACTACT